TTTATTTTTTCATAATTTTCAGAAGAATATACATCTTCTTTTTTAAGCCACTTAGAAGTAAGTCTATGAAGACATGGTAACGATAATGGCCTTCCACAAGCAAGAGCTTGACTCACCTTTTCTTTTCTTTTCGGATGAGCCAAACATTCTAAAATAATGTGGGTTATTCCTCCCAGTTTTGAACCGGTGTTTCCCTTAGAAGGTAAACCACAGTTATATTTTAAATATGCAAGATAAGAACAACTACTATAAGATTTTATTTTGCTTGCGGAAAGCCTAGGAAGTGACATTTTTAATTTTCGATTAGATTCCAGAGAGTGTCATCAAACAGTGATGATTTTACTAGAGTCTTTATATCAGAGTCTTTGGGTTTGTCTCCTGAATATTTCACTTTTCCGCCTCTTTTTTTGTATTCTCTCAAAACAAATAGATTTTTTACATAAGAATTTTTTTCTCCAAACTTTCTATCCGCAACTTCTTTTACTTGAGAATATTTTTCTTTGTCTAAATACTCTACTTCAGCGAATGAAAACTCAACAGGTTCTTCTTTGACATTTTCAAGATCTCTATCTAGAGCGATTATTTCTTCTTGAGATGGAAGATTATCAAAATCAAAATAATCTTCTTCCGATCCTACAATTTGACTAACTGGCTTATCTGACCACATTTTACATGACCAATAGTTAGCTTTGTATTTAGGTCCGGGATTATCACAATTATGTCTCGCTCTATAATTGCTTCTACGCTCAGGATCATCTCTTTTAATAGACATATTAGGATCTCCGAATTTTACAATGATAACGCTACCTTTGTCATTCTTTACGTACACACCAAATTTTTTAGCACTTCCACCCGGAAGTCTAAAGGGTTTGTTTAAGGTTTTATTTTCGTTTTTCATATTTAATACTAATTATACTGTATACACCAAAAGAGATAACTTGAAAACTTGTAGATTTTTTTTATAATGATTTATACCAATCAATAATTTCTTGTTTTTTCATATCTCCGAAATCTTTCTTATAAGGAAGTTTTACGGAAATAGAATCAGGGTTAAAGAATTTTGAAAGTTTATATTTTATTCCCAATGCAGCTTTCATGCCTCTATTGGTTTCTAAATCCATATCATTGTTAGTTGCAATAATAATTTTATCTACATTACTTTTTATCAGAGTAAGTGTCACAGGCTTTGAAACACTTAATCCGAAAAGCACTAAAAAGTTTTTTATGCCAGCCTCATAAAGAGAAAGAGCATCTCCAATACTCTCTACTAAAATTACACATCTTGAAGATTCAATGTCAGAGAGAGCAAGTTTATAAGGATAAACGAAATTAGCTTTTCTACCTAGTATTTTCCACTTAGGTCTTTGAGAGTTAGTATATAAATCTCTACCAGCTAGACCTATAATTTTTTCCCCTTGATAGATAGGAAAAACGAATCTGTTATTAAGTTTCCCATAAGTCTTTACTCCTCCGCCAAAATCTTTTATAGTTTGTTCTGAAATGCCTCTATTTTTATAAAATGTGTACCAAGGCATTAAATCTTTTACAAAATCAGAATCAAAGAATTTATCTTGAATTATTTTAGTCTCTTCTTCTTCCTGCTCATTAGCTGAGCCATCAAAATATTCATCTCTTAAAAAGTTTTTAGCATCCTTTTCATTTATGTTCAAGGTTATCATGGCCAACTTTACAAGAGGACCCGATTGACCAGTAACGAAATCTGTAAACCATCCACTTTTAGTATTCACACTTAAAGATGAACTAGCACTATTTCTATAAATAGCTTTCATTCTTAGATAATCAGATCCAGACTTCTCTGGCATATATCCCATTTTTTTGAGTAGCTCTACAATCATATAAAGTCTCCTTTAGTATATTTTTTATTATTTGCAACTTCTATTTGTCCTAATCTTTTATTAAATACATCTTCTGCGCTACCACACTCACTAACCTTAAAGTTTTCGACTTTAAAATTAATATAATTTTCCACAAAGACATCTCCGTCTTGAGTAGATCTCTTTACATAGTTGTCTGCCCCCATAGCCTCTTCACCTTGAACACGAGCTCGAACTTCGATAAGTTTATGGGTTCCAAATTCTTTACCCCCTTCTCCAATCTCCTCGGGGCTTTTCTTCTCCAGTCTATACATGTTGGAACAATGCCACTCGATCTGAGAAGACATTGCTGTGCCTCCGCTACGATTAGTTTGGACAGCTGTCAATCCTGCTGTCCTAGGCAATAAAGACACGAGCTTTTTTAGTTTATCAGTCTTTTGACCGAGAAGCTCATATCCCTCGAATGCATTTGTAATATTTTCTTGAGTAGATTTCAGATAATCATAAATAAGTAATACATTCTCCCCATTCTTAACATTCTGAACATACCATCTTTTAGCAATTGATATTACTTCATCAATAGATTTGTTAGCAACATATTTATGGTGAACTCTCCCTTTATATTTTTCTAGAGAATTCAAAGCTGCGTATACTTTATTTTTATCGACTGGGTTATTTAAAAATTTACCAGTTTTAATTTTGTATTCATTGACACCAGAAATAGCAGAAAGATTTCTAGCAATAATACGATCTGTTTCCAACTCTGTGTCCAATACTAAAGCTAAACAATTGTTCTCTTCTAGACCAGCAACTTCATAAGCTAAAAAGTTTACGAAAGTACTCTTTCCTACCTTTGGCCCAGCGGCAATAACAAACAGGTCACCGAAGCTAGGGCCTCCATACATTTTTGTAAAAATTGGGAATGGGGTTTTGAGACATACTGGCCTTGGATTATTAGCCCAGTCCAGAACGGTCTCCTGCATCGTAGAAAAAACATCAATAGGCTTTTCCTCATCAGCTACGTTTTCTGTACCTGCGCTCTTTAATGTATTCTCAATAACATTAGCAAGCTCTGGCAAAGATTTATCAATATTACTCCTGATTTCATTCTTACCTTCTTCTAAAGATTTATCTGCTTTTCTAGCAAAATCATATTTAATTACGTTACTAATAAAGCTAGGAAGAGACTGCTCTCTGATTTGCATCTGAGATAAACAATCAAGATAATCTATAATATTTAAATCTTCAAATAGCTTTAGTCCAATAGACGTTAGCTTTTCAGAGACAAGCAATTTATCAACAGTAGCATTCTGATTGTAAACAGCTAAGATAGCTGAAAAAATTGCTGAGTGAACTTTGTTATCAAAATGAGTTGCTTTTAAAACAGAACCATAATCAGCTACATTGTCTGGCCACTTTATAAAGCCAGCTAAACATGCACGTTCTTGTTCCTGAGGAGTTGAAATTCTGTTATGATTCATTTAAATAGAAAATCTTTTATAGATTTAGGTTTTTTAACTGACAATTCTAAGTCTAACTGTACATCTTGAACAAAAATATCTTCCGATTTTTCTTGTTTTTGTTCTTGTTTTATCTCTACACTAGGCAAATACGCTCTAATATATTTTCGACCTTCTTCACATAGATAAAAAAGAAGAGTAGAAACTTTTTTATTTGGGACTACAGAAAGAAGAGTCTTCAAATCAAACAAAGCTAAAAGCTTATTTGCCGCCATCATTTCTTTAGGCCAAAAAATGTTTTCTCTTTTTCCAAGAAAATGAAATATAAGGATTCTTGCCTCTTTAGGATTAGATATTTTCTTTTCCTTTGGTTTAAGTTTTAAAATCAAACCAAATTTCTCATGCAAATATTCTCTAATCTCCATTACTCCTTTTGACCCCATCCCTTCTAGAGACTTAATGTCTTCTAAAAATTTACCATTAAAATCAATTTCAGAAGTAAAACCATTCTTCAATAATATATTTTTTGACCTATTAGAAATAGGAAATTCAGATACAAGCATAATTATTTAATAATATGAGAACCAAAAACACTCTCTATCCATTTTTCCTTTAATGGCATATTCTTTTCATAGATTTCGATTACTTCGAATCCATTCTTTTCGAGAAGATGCTCTTTCAGAACATCTCTATAAACCTGTTTCTCAAAATCTTCAACTGAATTTTGAAAATAAGGAGTATATTCTACATGAAATAGTCCGTTTACTTCTACGGCTATTTTTCTTGAGAAATTCATTAGGTCAACTCTCAAGCGAGTCTGGGGTAATAGAACCTCCTCGCCAACTACATCATCTTTCCAATATTTTTTAAAGAATTGCTTTACATTAAACTGGAAAAAGCTAAGACTATCGCCATTCCATTTTATTGCATATTTTTTCTCAGATAATGGTCGGATATTATCCTTTGCCGTTATCCATTTCATTTAAAAATTATTGAGATAATCTTTGGATTTCTGCAATTATAAGACTGCAAGCCTGTTCTAAATTCTCTTGAGCAGATTCACTAGGAGAAAAGTTTTTGAATGGCCAAATTTCTTTAGCTTCTTTAAAAGTGCTATTGCCAGAAGTTTGACCATGAGCAAAACCAACAAGAGTCAAAGCAGCTAAAGAGAGTTCTCCATTTAGATACTTTGAATCATGTTTAGTATTATAGCCTTTATCTATTTGCTTTTGTCGTTCAGCTTTAATTGATTCAATAATTTCTTCGAGTTCTTTCATTTTATTGTCGTGTTAATGTCGTGTTAATGCTGTGTTATACAGTGTCAGTGCCCTAATAATGATCTATTAGTGTCGTGTTAATGTCGTGTTAGTAAAGTAGTATATTATATTTTTTCTCGAAATAGTCAACAGATAGATTATTTATATCCTCATTAAAAAGTTCTACCAATTCTATAGAATTTTTTATACACCATTCTTTTTTTAATTCGTCAGCTTTAATTTTAGACAAAAACTTCTGTCGATCTTTATGAAGCCATTTATTAAAAGAATTATGATACTCATCAGGACTAACTTCTACAGCTATTTTTTTAGAGAAATTAAATAAGTCAATTCTAAATTTGCTTCCGGGGATAATGAACTCTTCAACAATTACATCATTTTTCCAAAAATCTTGAAGAAAGGATTTAACCTTAAATTGAGGAGCAGAAACTTTCTTATCCCAATCTACATTTGACTTAGATGGGACATTAACTTTAGAAAAGCCATGCAACTTAGTAAGCAGCATTATGAAATAATCTCTTTAACTTTTTTAAGAAGCCATTCAAAAACACTTTTATTGTTTTCTATATAATCATAAAGAGAAGACATTCCTTGATGTTGAGTTTGTATTTCTATCCCATCATCTTTAGCCATTAAAACAATACTTTCTGAAAAAGAATACCAAGCTCCTTTTTTAGTAACTAGTTCAAAGGATATAATCATATCCACTACTTCTTTTTCAACCCAAATAGCACAACCACTTCTTCCTTTTTTAATAGG